CCCGTTCTTACGTCAGCAGCAATGTGTCCTTGCGTTCCGCTTTGTTCTTGGAAGACTGGGAACTGGTAACTGAATTACTGAAAGCGGGTGCGACAGCGCACGCATAAAGAACAGATGTTCTGACATTTGACCCATGAAAAGGGCAAGCAAAAAGCCTTTGAAGATGTGCCGGAAACACAAAATCAAAGGCTTTTCAAAAGTCAATATGTAATAATTCAATACACGTTTATTATACCATATTGGCGGCTACAAGTCAAACATTTTAGAGGGCGAAAGCCTTTGAAAATAGCGGGTTTCAAACCTGTTAAACGGGCTTGTATGGGGTATTAACATTCCTACGAAATATATAAATATATATACGCTGTATGGATAATGAACAGGAGGGATAAGAGGGAGAAGAAGAACCCCACCCCACTTCTGGTATACCCTTATACGCTTAAAACGGTATAGGACAGAAAAGGAAGTGCAGTGGTGTTCATAAGGGAGAAGAAGATAGACTGCGCAGAGTATAGAGAAGTGGATATAATACCACGAACAGAAGCAGCAGAGCAGGCAAGCAGAGGAAAGAGGGGTAAGAAAAGAAAGGTTAATGCCCCAAAGCAAAAGGACTTGAACGACAAGAACGCTAAACGCTATCTGGTACAGTTGGGAAATGGCAACTTCCACATAGGGGACCTGCATACAAGTTGCACATATAGCGCAGAGAACCTGCCGGGAACGGTAGAGGAAGCAGAAAACATTGTGACAAACTACCTGCGGAGAATAGCATACCGCAGAAAGAAGCTGGGGTTAGAACCCCTTAAATACATACTGGTAACAGAATACAAGTACAGCAAGGATGGTCAGTGTCTTAAAAGAATACATCACCATATCATTATGAACGGTGGCTTAGACCGTGACGACGTGGAATTGATGTGGACGAAAGACCGTATCAAATGGAAGAAGACAGACGACCCAGAGTATAGAGCCAGTATAAAGCAGCTGGGCTGGGTTAATGCAGACCGCCTGCAAATGAATGAGAACGGCATAGAGGGACTTTGCAAGTATATTGTGAAAGACCCGCAGGGAAAGAAACGCTATTCAAGCAGCAGGAACCTTGACCGCCCGGAAACAACCAGAGAGGACGGAGGGGAAAAGCAGCAGCGTGACCAGAACCACTGGAAGTATAGCCGAAATCTGACAGCACCGGAAGAAAAGTGCAATGATTTTAAATACAGCAAACGCAAAGTGGAACAGCTGGCAAAGTCACCAGACGGCGGGCTGGAAGAGTTCAAGAAGATATACAGCAATTACAATATCGTATCTTGCGAACCTGTCTACTATGAGCAGACCGGGTGGCATATTTACTTGAAGATGTGGAAAAAGGAAAAGTCAAAGGGCAGAACAGGAGGAAAGAAGCGTGAGAGGAAGAACACCGCAGATAAGCCGCATATTAAGGCGAAAGAGGATAAAAAGGGCAATTAAGGCATACGGCAATTACATTGCAGCAGGACTGCTGGCAGTGGTTGTGATTGTGTTTACAGTAGGGGCAGCAGTCAAGCCAGCTGCAAACAGTCTGCCGGAAGATACCAAAGAGCCGGAACCGACACAGCCGACCACGGAAGCAGTGCAGCAGGAGCCGTACCCGTTCAACCTTATGTCCCTTGACTGGTCCGGTGAGGAATTAGAGGGCTGGACAAGACATGAAGTGCCGGAGGACTACGCAGACCACGGCGGGTACTTCCCGGAATGTATGCAGCAATTCACATACATAATTTGCAAGCAGAACGGCGTTGACTATGCACTGGTACTGGCAATCATTGAAACAGAAAGCGGGTACAGATGGAACGCAACCAGCAGTGAGGGTTCAACCGGATATATGCAGGTATTGGCAAAATGGCATGAAGAACGTATGCACAGACTGAATGTGGACAATGTGGAAAACCCTTATTTTAACATCATGGTTGGTGTAGATTATCTGGCAGAATTGCAAGAGAGGTTCGACACGGAAGCAGAAGTGCTGACAGCCTACAACTACGGCGTTGCTGGTGCTTATGAACACGTATGGAACAAAGGGTTGACAGAAACAGAGTATTCAAGAGAGGTGCAGCAGGCGAAAGAAAGAATTGAAAGAAGAATGAGGGGCGAATGGTGATGGAAAACGAAATCAGACTGGGCGACATTCTGGACAAGCTGACGCCCAGTGACAGAGTGGTGATATATAACGCAGCCGGACAGGTTGTATACCGTGGATATGCTGCAAACGCAGTGCATGGAGCATTGAACCCGCAGCGACGCATTAAGAAAATGGGACTGGGTATGGAAACATACAGAGCCACGGAACAAATGTGGGACTGGGCGAAAACAGACAGCCTGCCGGAGCAGGTGCCAGTTGAGCAATTCACACAATACCGGGTGGAAGACCTACAACACATTCTGTATATCAGAATTGAACTAAAGAGCGAGTTTGAGAGGTAAAGAGCATGGAAGAAGCAGAAAAAATGCCAGTGGTCATATTATCACTACACCAGAAGTGGTGGCAGAAGATGGCAGCAGGTGAAAAGGTTCTGGAACTGCGGAAGACAAAGCCACAATGCAAAACGCCGTTCCGGGTGCTGGTGTACGTCACGGGCGGCGTGGGAATAGTTGGTGAATTTATCTGCCCGGAAGTTCTGGAAATCAAGAACTTTGAAGAAGCAGAGAGAAAAAGCAAGGTTCCTGCACATGATATTCACAATTATGCAGCAGAGAGCAGAAACAAGGTGTATGGCTGGGAAGTTTCCACGGTCAGAGAGTATGAAAAGCCACTGACGCTTGAAACACTGGGAATAAAACGGGCGCCGCAGTCGTGGCAGTATGTGAGGTAAAAGATGGGGTATTATATCTCTATGACGCTACAGAGCTGGGGAGGAAAGATGTGAGCCACTTAGTAGAGTAAAATTAAACTTTTGAAGAATTTTAA